ACAAGACTATTCTGAAGAGATATTTTTAGCTCATTAGACAAAGGCATAGCCCATAGTTCATCATTGATTTCTTCCCAAAGTTTAGAGCCTCTTAGGAAGTCCTCTTGGTCACCTTCTGTCAGTAAAGACATAGCTCTATCAGCCTTGGCCTTTAGTCTTGTTCTTATCTCACGGTACTTTTCGTTCTTCTTGAAGACCATCTCTTGATAGTCGTAGTAGTTTTGCACAGGTGCAGGGGTAGCACCCATAAGTACAGCAGCAGCATCTCTAGCTGTTAAGCCACCAACTACTAACTTACGTGTACGGCTACGATAGTTACCAGTTTCTATAAGTTCTCTGATCTTTACGATCTTGTCAACAGTAGACAAGTTACGAACCACTTGCGTCAAGTCTTCTCGTACCATTTCAGTACGTCCACCAAACATTGACCTGATAGCATTGACACCAGCAGAGGAGAAGTCTTCTGCGATTTCACCTGATGGACCGAATAGAGTGGTGATCAGGCTTTCATCGAAGAGCTTACGATAGGTGTCTGTGACCTGACCTAGAGGTGCGGCCCTTTGTGCATACGCTGTTTCAGTACCTAGACCCCAACCTAGAAGCTGATCAAATAATCCGTACTTGATCATGTTGTGCATCTGTACAGCCTGAGGATCATCTGAGGAATAACCTAATTTCTCTGTGACATACCCTGCTGTACGGCCTAGACCAAGCCCTGTCAAACCCCACATTGGCCCCATAACTAGAGCCATACGTGCTCTCTCCCCAGCAGTAAAGTTACGTCCTACAACTATGTTCTCCATAGCTCTGAGAGAGAAGGTTAACCACTGAGTAGGTACTCTCATCGGGCCTGACTGAGCAAAGCTTCTAGATGCTGAAGTCATACGGAAGGTTAGGTCTTGTTCTCTGTTGGTAATCCAAGTCTTACCTGAGGGAGACAGAGGATCAATGTCGGGACGTTTAGCTCTGTGCTCAAGGAATGCTGTAATAATTCCTGTCATACGAGAGAAACGTTCACCCTCTCTAAAGAAGACGGTTGAGGTATCTAAGAATTTTCCAACTGATGCTTGAGCTTTGCCCGTAAGAGTGCTAGCCGCACCAAACTTTTGAGGAGCTTGGAGTTCGATAACTTGGTTGTCAATTATATTCCTCCCGCTTTCATCTATGTATCTGACAAGAGTATTCAACTCGTCCTCAGTTAAACCAGACATCTTAGCTAAACGTTTAATTGCTGTCTGTCTGGTCGCACCTCTAGAGTTTGCTATGATCATCATAGGCGTTGTCAAACCTAGTGCTTTAAACCCGTGAGTAGGAGAGATACCCACCAAAGGTGCGCCTATGGTAAGACTATGCAAACCCTGAAGCATAAATTGGTCTGGGTTAAAGAAACCAAACTTAGAGTAGAAGCCAACTTTCAGTAGTTGAGAGGAGGGATCAGTAGCAGCCAAGTCCCACTTGAATCCTGTCTTCTCAAAGACATACTCAGTAGCTGATCTTGTGAAGGATTCCCACTTATCTGACAACCAAGTAGGTTGATTGAGCCTACGCTTGATGACATCCTGTGTCTCACGTAGTTGTGCAGCTACATCGTTAAACTTACCTGTCTTGGTAACTTCAGCTTCCAAAAGTCTACCCAAGAAATCATTCTTAGGGAGAGCACTAACTCTATCCCAATTCCTGATTAGTCCTTGGTTAGCCTCTGCTAGTTTATTCCAGCCAACTAAAGCATTCTGTGAGGCTGCACGATTAGCATAACCAAAGGCTTCAGTACCAAACTGGTCAGCGATAGCTGATATTGGGTTAGCATTCGTAGCTGACTTACCACCAAACTCAATGAGAGGAGTGTCGCCTCGTTTCATGCCAAGGTTATTCATCTTGACACTTACGTCTTCACCTACTGACAAACCAAAGCGAGTAGGATCACCACCAGCTTCACCTATAGAAATCTTTTCGTCCCTAGCTTTAGCTACGAATTGTTCTGTAAAGTTGAACTTGTGAGTTTGAGCTAGTCTCTGTAAGTCTTCTAGGTCAGTGACGTGTTTATTCCATGTATTGTTGGCCCTGATAACATTGCCTAGCTCATCATACTCAGCTTTGCTTAGACTAAGTAATGCGATGTCATCAATACCGTTCTGATCTAGGAGTTTCTTAACTGAACGACTTATGTTATTTAACTGAGATACAGCCAGTTCTATCTGGTCTTTACCGAAAGAACCTAGTAGAGTCTTGAAACCTATAGATACTTGTTTACCTGAGGCGAGCCTTTGCTCCTTAACAGTACCTAAGAACCAACGGAACTCAGAGTTAGTACGAGGACCGCCGATATTGTACGGCATGATGTCTACTCGTTCTAAAACTCTGACACTCTTAGGATTGACAAAGTATAGATGGTCCATGAATGTCTCAGGAACCTTGTAGACTATCTGGTCACCCTTGAGTTTATCCTTACGGATTGGCCTTAGTGTAGCTAGATCAAGAATAAACTCATCGTCTATCTGGCTCTGGGCTACCTTATAGGCTACATTTCCAAACTCATCGGTCATCTCAAGGAAGACACCATCAGCAGCCACGGCTCTCTTCAATCTCTCAGAAGATTTAATCTGCCACGTTGTATCTAGGATGTCGATAAGAGCTTCATAGCCTTCCGTAGTAGCTTTGCTGGGGGCAGACCCGTACATAGTTTTGTACATGGCCTCAAAGCTAGCTACAGAAGGAGCCTGACGCATATGTGATAGCTCACCATCACGCAGTTGCGTCATGAAATCTGACAGGTTTTCTAGTTCTTTACCTTTAACCTTGTTTATTTTCTTTTGGTATGGCTTTACGAGGTCACCTATGAGAGCCTGACCAGACTCAGCCTGTAAGAACTTGGCACCTAGCTTGTCACCTAGGCGAACTGTAGCTGCACCAAAGACTTTATTGATAGCATCTCTGATAAAGTCAGACTTCTGTACTATCTGCATAGCCTCAGGTAGGTCAGAGATGTCAAGTCTCTTCTCTGTCTCTAGGTACCAGCCACGACCCTCTTCCCTTTTGACTACTCTTAGTGTAGGATCGTTCTTAGCTATGGCCTCTGCGTCCATCTTACGTCTGAAGAAACCACCTGTCTTGTCTTTACCCATACGAACTACGATCTTGTAGTCATCTGAGCCTTCATCAATTACAGACAGAGGTTTGACAGAACGAGTAAGAGCTACGTTGTTTGTCTTCTTAGCTATACTCTCTGCTGTTCTAAGGGCTAAGGCGTCGATACTGGCTCTAGGTACGTACTCACCAAAGGTACCTCTTCGGTTAGCTAACTCTAACTCTTCTGTGAGCCTAGTCTTTACTGTGTGATCTCTTACTGTAGCACTTGATGGACGAGCATTTGGCCCAGAAACAGGGTCTAGTTCCTCTGGCAGTGTACGTCCAGCATTGATCTCGTCTGTCTGTGCACCTACATCATCCACTAACCTTGCTGATACACTTGCTGCCTGTACCTCATCACCTAGTGTAGCTATCACATCGACAGGTCTTTTAGCTTTGGTTATACCTAAAACTTTATTTGTCTGTCTAGCTAATGCAGAGGCTGGTCCTGTTACAAGTCTTGTTGACCCAAGTGTAACTAAGTCAAGAGCACCAAACAACGCATAGACACCAGACATAGGGTCATCCCCTAAATATGTCGCATCATTATGGGCTTTATACAAATTCCAGATACTATCTGAACTAAAGATGCCTTCCTCTTTACGTTCCTCTATGTACTCTAAAGCCCACTTCTCAAACTCAGCAGGTTTCATCTGGTTAAATGCAGCCCTGATAGTATCACCTTCACGGTTAGACCTAGAGGTTACACTTTCAAAAGCACCGATAGGAATTTCTCTAAGAATATGTACATCAAGCCAACTGAGTGTTTTTCCTAAACCACTCTGGTCATTCTCTTCGATGGCCTCTTGCATCAACCTGTTCCATGTCTCCATGTTAGTCAGGGTTCTAGCTGCATAAGGGTTTATGTCACCATCGGAGAGCATAAGGTGTTGAACTAACATGTACTCACTAAGAGACATGTCTTCACCCTTTTCCTTACGTTCTTCGATGATAGCTGCTATAGTCTCAGGTGGTAGACCATCCTGATAGGCTTGATTGATAGCTAAGGCATAGTCAAAGTTGAGACTTTCGTTCTTAGCTATAACCTCTGAGCTATCGTCACCTACCTCACGTTCAGCTTCTATCTGGTCTACAGGTAAATCTGTAGCGATAGAAATCTCTTGAGCCTTAGTTCTTTCTACTTGGCTCCTAGGGTTGTAAGGTTTACTGATCTGAGGACCAATGAGAGATTCCCTGAGGATTTGCTCATTGATTATCTGATCATTGAGAGTAAGAAGGGATGTCATTTTCCTCCACCACCCAGACCACCACCAGTGGGTTGAGGTATGCCAGAATTACTTGAAGAGGCTGTAGGTACATTAGAAAGACCACTTAGACTACTAATAGCATTAGCCAAGGTAAATCCTATACCACCCCTTGCGGAATACATTTGAGATAGACCACCTAGATAAGAGGCTTGACCTGATAGACTTGTGTACTGAGAACCTAGACCTGACATCATACTGCTAAACCCTAGGTTAGCCCCTAGTTGGGAAGTAAGAGAGGCCATGCCGCCTAGGTAACCAGAAGAACCTAGTTGTCGTTGGGCTGCTGCTACTGCCCTTGATCTACTTCTAGCGATGATACTTTGTCTTACAGCACTGCGTCTAGCTCTAGAGGCTTCTTCTCTTTGCATTCTAACTTGAGTTTCTGCTGCTTGTCTCTGTATCTGGGCAGATTCTCTAGCTGCACTTGCTGCCCTTTGTGACTGCTGGACACCATAAGCAGTAGCCCCAACTGCTGCTGTTGCAGCAACACCTGCTGCTGTTACACCAGCAACACCAAGAGCAGTTAGGCCCGTTGCTATACCCGTAAAGATCATATTAGATTTCCTTTATGTAGGCTGTCTCTGTAGGTCTAAAACCTTTTCTCCTATAAAGAACACCAGCCTTGCTTCCTAGGATTTCATCTAAGGTTGACAACCTGACAAATTCACATCCGTTTTCTTTTGACCAGACTACGTATTGATCTATAAGTTTTGGTCCTGTCTTTCCGTTTCTATGTTCAGGCTCTATCCAGAACATTAACTCTTGTGCGAAGGTAAAATTATTAATAGGTAGGCTACTGATTACTCCAATCAAGGCACCTACGATTTCTCCTTCGTACTCTACAATCTTAACAAAACCTAGTTCGTGTCTGATTAGATTTGTAAGTAACTCGCTTACTTTGTTAGCTTCAAAACTTTTCCAAGCTGGGTGGGGTATTTCCTTACAGAACTGTTTGACTGCTATTACAACTTCTAATACGTCCTGTTCGGTTGCATCACGTATTGTATATTCTGACATTAAAACCTAGTGTTCCTTCCTTGGATCATACCCCATCCTAGAAGGATAAAGTCTTTGCCTTGTTCACTTTCGTATTTAATTCTCATAGACCTGCCATGACCTCTGATCTTTAGTCTGGTAACTATAATATCCTCAGGGTACGCAAAGTTAGATAAGTTAGTTGGGTCAACTACAACAGGATACTTTAATCTATAAGCTTGTTGTGTAGAACTAAAGGTATCTGCGAAGTCCCAAGCTGCTGAGACCAGAAGAGAAGATGGTCTGATAGATTCATAGCCATCTATAGCATTTCCTGTGAAACCCTCTTCTGTTAATCTTGAGTAGACAGCAATGTAGGGTGCATTCTTCTTTGTCACTAGATCACCTACGAAGTCATAACCTGTGACAGCAAAGGATGAGTAGTTTGTGTCACCCCAATCCAAGAAAGTTTCACTACTAAAGGATGCCATAGTGATCTTATTGCTGCTTCCCTCTCTTACTACGAGAACCAAAGCTGGGTCACCAGTAGCAAAACTTGAAACCTGAGTTGATACAACATCATCACCAGCAGATGTTACGACATCATCGGCACCACTGTTAGAGGTAACGTCAAGCTCAAGTTCAGCAGCCCCAAAACCTGAGTAGAATGCTAGACCTACTACACAGTCTGTACTTGATGTCTGATCAGGTACGGACCAAGGTATAAAAGCCTGAAGAGCTAAATCAAGAATGAGAAAGTTATTTAACTTAGATGCTACACCTTCGTTATTATTAGGATAAGCCCAATAAATTTTCTTGTTGATGCTATCGTAAACAGAGGTTACTTTATTTTTAACTGAGGTATTTATATTATCCCAAAAACTTTGAATAGTTGTCAAGCTTATATTTTGTTCTTGACCTTGGCCTGACACTGAGTCAGTCGTAAGTGTGTGAATACCAAACCTTGACCACCAGAAAGGTGTGCCTTCAGCAGCTATAAATGTCTGAGGATTTAAAAGACCTACCTTAGACACACGGTTAATACCGTATTGAGCAGCAGAGAACACTCCGTCTACACCTGTGATCTGCCAGACACCATTCTCAGCAAAGACAAACAAGGCTGACTGATAAGGGTAAAGAAGCTGGATGTTAACTGCATCGGGTATAACAAGAACACCACCATCACTAGCTAAGAGATCATTTAAGTATTCAGCAGTTGGGTCATTTACTTGGTGACAAATACCTAGATCGTTTACACTTTCTACAACTTTAGAAAATAGAACGTGACCTGCATGTTTAGCATCGGCAACACCTGAGTAAAATACACGACCACCAAAGGAGGCTACAGATTTAAATCTTGTCCCTATAGTTTCAGTAGACAGACCTGATCTAACTTTATTGAAGAAGTCAACAAGGTAGTGACCGTTAGAGGTTAGTGTGTTACCAGCAAAAACTTTATCCCATTCGGCTGCATCAAAGTCATTACTAGAGTCTTTACCTGCATACCAAGGATGTGTAAGCGGTGGGTAATTCCCTGAGTTAGCTGCTGACCAAGTACTTCTAGCAGCCTCACCTTTAGTTCCTACCCAACCTGCGTTCTTTGTGTCATACGTTCTTGCTGAGTTTGTAGCACCTGCTGTCTTATAAGCGTTTGTGTCACCCTGCCAATCGAAGTCTCTAACTTGAAAGGAGATAGCTACACTAGCAAACTCATTGCCTACACTAGCACTATTAAAAGTCACGTAGATAGTATTAATAGCTTCAGATGAAACAATCAGATTACCGTTGATGCTAGCAAACTGACACTTAGCTGTCTCAGCCCCAGCAGAGCCTGAGTACTCATGGGCAGTCAAGTCTACATAGTCTGTGTAACCTTGGGAAGAATAAGGTAGTGTTGACTTATTATAGAAATAAAGATTGGAACCCTTTTGTACAACCAAGAACTCAAGGTCAGCGTTGCCGCCTACGTTTAGCCAATCACCAGTGTGAACAATCTCACTGTCAGAAACAGTAAAAGAAGACAGGACGTAATTGCTTTCTAGAGCTAGTCCTAATCTTCTTCTCCTTGAGCCATCTCTACGTAGCTCACAATTTGATTCATCTACAGAGGCACCTTCAGGAAACGTTAGCTCACCAGCTTCAGTGATCAAACCCCTGACAAAGTTGTTAACTGCCTTCTGACCTAGACTTTGCGGCATTACGTTCTTTCTCTCTCATGTCTGCGTACTCATTTCTTTGAACTGTACGAGACTTAGGCTTGTTTCTTAGGTAACTCTCTAAGGCTTTCTTAGCTGCATTGACACTTGTGTATCGTCCACTGAGTTCCTTGGGTACCTTACCATTCTTGAAGTTAATAACAAAGAAAGAAAAAGGGCTGATCTCTTTTGATATTGTAACTTCTGTAACTAACTTCTCTGACTTAGCTACACAGGTTTGGTTTACTGTGTCTTCTGTAAAGTCTAGCATTATGTTCTTCCGTAGGATGGCCTTTTGTTTGCTCTTTTTGTTCTGTGCATATCGTTCTGTACGTAGGACTTTAAGCGTCTAGCTTGTTGTTCTACCTTGGGGTCAGACCCAGCCTTGAACAAAGAGAAGCAGGTTGACTTAGCTTCAGCTAAAAGGTAAGGCAACATGTTATCATCTAGGTCTGGCTCAAAGCTATCTGAAATAGTAAAGGTTGGATAGACAGTGCCGTATGCTCTCGTTTTATTGGCCTCTAGTGTTGTACCTTTAGAGGCATCATACGCATCCATAACGATGTGGTAGTCATCAAATGATGTGTAGTAGCTAGGGTCAACATTATTATAGACAAACAAGTCTGTGTTGCCTACCTTGTCAGCTATTTTAAGGGAGTAACTGGACTGATCATCCATCTTCTCTAGGAACTCTAGAGGATGCACATAGTAAATACTTTTGTAATTACTTCCTGTGGTAGCTATATTATAAGACAAACTCTCAATTTGTTTTACATTGTCAGGATACCTAAAGTGTGTAGGTCTTGCTAGTTCAGACAATGAGGTTAGTTTGAGAAGCTGTTGGTGCTCTGGTATATCCCTAGCTGAGATAATATTATAGTAGGTGTCTTCGATGACAGAAGCTACCTGTTCAGCTTCGTTAGTATCGCTGATAGAGTTCACATCTTCTGAATCCATATCGGACAGAATAGACTGAACCATTTCCAGAAGAGTACGTTTCATTATGCTGGTAAACCTTTAATTGTCCAGAAAATAGATGCGTAGTTTACAGTACTTGCTGAATCAATCTTTGAGTATATCTCAAGGTAATCATTAGTTGCTAAAGTATTATTTCCAAGTAAAGCAACAGAACCCCAAGAACCTGAACTAATAGTTCTAATTACATGAGACCCAGCTAAAGGAGACCCATTTTTATATATTCTCCATTCAACATCTTTGTTAGTTCCAGTTGCTTGTGAAGTAGATATTGAAATGTGAATATTAGATGAAAGACTTTGAGTGCCTGTGTACGTTAGTCTAGCATTAGGGGAATTACTTACAGTAAAACCATCAGCAGTTGATGAAGTTAATGTTGGGTTTATAACTGTAAACGATGTAGTTGCTGAGTGTGCATAAGCTGGGGTAGAAGCGTCAAATACTAGGTAAGCATCTACATGACTATGAGCTTGTCTCCAAGCACCTGAACCTGAACCATTAGCTATATAAATATCACCACTAAGTGCAGAGGCAGCACCCTTAGGTTCGTGTAAGTAAGGATCAGTAAGTGAACTGTGATTTACGTTAGCCATATATAGCCCCTGCATCAGTTAAAGATATGATAACATACTTTATCTATCTTGTCAAGAAAAAAATGAGGATGCCCCTAAAAAACTTAGGGACACCCTAGTGTTTTATGGTTCGATGTATTCGATAACCAACTTGGCTTCACCAGCAGTAAAGGCTGCTGTGCCGTAGTTAGCTTCGATGTACACATCTGCTGCACCAACAGTGGCTGTACCACCGACTAGAGCACCGTCACAAGCTACACCCTTGTTGGCTGCGAGAGCCGCAAGAGCAACAGTTGCGTCGATACCATCAGCGTCTACAGTCGTGCCATCTTGCTGGTATGCTCCGATTGTCAACGTAGCTGCACCACCTGAGGTGAAGGCTGAAGTGACAATAAGGCTAGCTGAAGTGATGAACGAACCTGCTGGAATGAAGGCATCGTGATCTTGGGGAGTAGCTGCTGAAGAAGCAAGGTCTGTCCCTGTGATCGTCATTACCAAAGCCTTCTTAGGAGAAACTGCTGTGCCACGCTTTGCGGCAACACCTGCTTCACCAGCCGTAAGGATTTCCAGACCGTCTGCATTAACATATGCCATGATTTAGTCCTCCTTACGCTACTGTTGGTTTCGTGATAACACGAACCATGTTTTCAGGACGATACAACTTGACACCATAACGAGCCGTTGTTACGAACTCATGACGTTGATGGTCTTTGTTGTACTCATAGTCAACCTCAGGCATCTGACGGAAGGCACCCACGAATGGGTTTACTTCTTGTGAAGCTGAGAAGAAGAGGTTAACCTTACCATTGGTGGTTGAGAAGTCACCAGTGGTTGCGCTAAACGCTTGCTCAAGACCTGAGTCAGTTGCATCTGCCAAGAAGTTTGAACAGTACACGTCGAAGCCATATACGTTTGCTACGAAACGCATACCAGTTGCGATACCGTCACGAACAAGTCCTTCGAAACGTGGGTTGTTTGACACGTTTACGATGTTACCTAAAGTGTTCAAGGCGTATTCAACTGAAGGATCAACGATAGCAACCAAGTTGTTATCTGGAACGCTTTGCTTTTTAAGGGCATAACGAGCATATGCAAACTCTTTAAGGGTGATGATCTCACCTGATCCAGAGGCTGCAACACGCATTTTAACGCCGTTAATTGTTTCTTCTGAGTTAGCAGAAACACCAGCTTCAGGGGCCGCAAGAGTGGTTGACTCAAAGTGCTCCATGATTGCACGTTCTTGTTCAGGGACAAAACGAGACATCAATTCGTTAGCATAGAATGTGTCTTGTTCTGCTTTCTTCGTCATGTAAGTAGCTGATGACAGATACTTGTCAACGGAGAATGTGAAGTTACCTGTGTCGAGTGGACGATAAGTAACTGCACTGTCTTCAGAGTAGTTGTCTACCTGTGCCTGACCGATAGAGGGGATGTTGAAATTGTTTCCATCAGGAAAACCATCAAGCATACGCACATATCGCTGTGCCATCATCTCATCACGCAGAATCTCTTTGAGTTCTGTTGAGTAGACTTGAGCACGTTGCAGGAACGAGGTATTAGATGTGGTCATTGCCATTTCTAAGTTCCTTCCTTATGCACCAAACTTGTCACCAAGACGGGCTTTGTCTTCAAACATTTGCTGTTGTGTCTTGGCTGAATAGTACATGTTACGATTTTCCCTACGTAGTTTTTGGTAGTAAGACCAATTACGTTCCGTAGAGGTTTGCATACCGACACCTTCGGTACGAACCGAACCTTGAGTTATAGGACTAAAGGTTTTCTTTGGTTCACCGATAAGAGCAAAGAAGGCAGAGGGAGATTCAGCAGCAATGTCACGCATACGTTCCAATGACATACCTAACTCAAATGCTTTCTTTTCGATTTCAGCTTTGGCTTCAGTGCCAAAACTTTTCTCTAGCTCTGCATCAACTTGAGCAAGATTACGTTTAATAATGCTCTCTTGTTCTCGTTGAGTAAGTGTCTGTTCGACTAGGCTCTTCAGGTCTTCCTCATTAATAGGTGCAGTGGTGTTCTGGCTATTAATGCTACTTTTATCTTGAGACACCCCAGAGTTTACTGTAGTAGAGTCAGTGGCCTTACTCTGAAGTTGTTCGAAAACTTCCTTTTGGTACTGTGACTTCTTGAGGTCTTCTCTCATTTCTTCGAGTTGAGCCTCTAAGTTTTTAATGTAGCCATCAGCTTCTAACTTGCCTTTGGCTAGTACCTCAGGGTCTTTCCAGTTTTCTCCCTTAGTCTCTACGAGCTTCTGTAAGTACGAATCCTGTGGTGGGGCTTCTTGTACTTGTTGCTCTGCCTGAGTTTGGTCTGTGGTT